TACAAGGCTCTAACGGCGACTTCTACGTTTCCTTGGTCAATGGTAACGTCAACAACAACCCAGTGACCACAACTGGATCATGGACGTTCTTGTATTCGGTTGAGTGGAACCAAGGCACAACCTACAAGGTCGGCTCTGTTGTCACCTATGAGACTATTGTTTACCAGTCTCTTCAGAATGCAAACCTGAACCAGAACCCATCGACTCAGGCAGCGTTTTGGGTTCCTATTCAACTGGCTTACAGTGCAACGCAGACCTATGCGATACATGCAAACGTAGTCGGCACTGACGGCATACTGTACACATCACTTCAGAATGCCAATACTGGAAACACTCCGGCAAGCTCACCAACATTCTGGGTTGGAACATCTGCTGCTGCTGCTGCAAGTGCAAGTGCTGCTGCTGCCTCTGCAAGTACAGCCACAACGCAGGCAACTAACGCAGCGGCTTCTGCAAGCACTGCTACGACACAGGCAACTAACGCTGCCACAAGCGCGTCTACAGCAACAACTCAGGCTGGTATTGCAACAACTCAAGCTGGCAATGCAAGTACTTCAGCAAGTGCCGCATCATCTAGCGCGTCATCTGCGGCATCAAGCGCAAGCAGTGCTGCGGCTAGTTTTGACATGTTTGATGATATATTCTTAGGCTCTAAGGCATCAAACCCAACAGTTGACAATGACGGCAACCCATTAGCTCTTGGGGCTATTTATTTCAACACTACAGCCAACGAGATGCGGGTTTTCACGGCAAGTGGTTGGCAAGCGGTATCACCTACAACAAACATTAATAACTTTATTAATAACGCCGATGGCGGGTTCGCTAACAGCACCTACACTGCTCCACAAACTATCAATGGGGGTACAGCTTAATGGCTGATCTAATACAAATTCGGCGTGATACCGCTGCTAACTGGACTTCTGCTAATCCTGTATTGGCGCAAGGTGAGTTAGGTGCGGAAACAGATACAAGCAAGATTAAGATAGGTAACGGCTCTACAGCCTGGACGGGTCTTTCCTATCTTATTGACGCTGGTGGCTACCTAACGGAAACCAGCACTAATACGCTGTCCAACAAAACCATAGCCTTTGCCAGCAACACACTAACCAATGTTGCCAGCACTAACACAGTGCAAACACTGACAGGCACTAAGACGTTTGCAGGCACAACCAGTACGCTTGCAGGGGTGCTTACTAACGCTGCTGAAGTGGCTACGGTCTCTGCTACTGCTGCCACAGGTACGATTGCCTATGACATCACTACGCAGTCTGTCCTGTACTACACCAGCAACGCATCAGCCAACTGGACTGTTAACTTCAGGGCATCAAGCGGAACAAGCCTGAACACGGCTATGACTACAGGTCAGTCGGTTACAGCGGCTTTCTTGGTCACTCAGGGGGCTACGGCGTATTACAACAGTGCAGTGCAAGTTGATGGCTCTAGCGTGACTCCTAAGTGGCAGGGCGGTACTGCTCCGGCTGCGGGTAATGCGTCAGGTATTGATGCCTACATCTACACAATTATCAAGACGGGTGCAGCGACATTTACTGTGCTTGCATCTCAGACGAGGTTTGCATAATGCCTTTGCTTGAGACGAAAGGTGCTGGGTCTGCACAGGGTTTTGGTCTGAGCCTTGGCGGTGAAGAGGCCGTCTACATAGAGGATGTGTTCTCGACATATTTGTACACCGGCAACGGCTCTACTCAGACCATTACCAACGGGATTGATCTTTCGGGTAAAGGTGGGTTGGTTTGGTTAAAGGGCAGATCAACTGCGGGGCAACTCCCCGGCTTTTTTGATACGCAAAGAGGCGTGTCTAAGTTTATATGGTCAAGTAGTACAGCAGGCCAGAATACATTTTCTGGTTTTGGGGTAACTGGGTTTGGTTCGTCCGGTTTTACGATAGTAGATGACGCGGGAGGCGGGTATTGGGTTAATGGTAGCGGCATAACCTACGTCTCATGGACATTCCGCAAGCAGCCGAAGTTCTTTGATGTTGTGACGTATACGGGTAATTCTACAAACAGAACGATTGCCCACAATCTTGGCTCAGTACCCGGCTGCATTATTGTTAAAAACACATCCGGCGCTGATAACTGGTTTGTTCAACACCGTAGTTTGGGTGCAACTAAGTACATTGCTTTAAATGATGCGGATAGTGCGTATACAAACTCACAAATATGGAACAACACAGAGCCGACAAGCACTGTCTTTTCTTTAGGCACAAACTCAGGGGTTAATCAATCTGGCAGCACATACGTAGCCTACCTATTCGCCCACGATGCAGGCGGCTTTGGTCTGACGGGTACGGACAATGTTATAAGCTGTGGGAGTTATACGGGTAATGGCTCCAATACTGGCCCTGTAATAACGCTGGGGTATGAACCTCAGTGGGTGATGATTAAAGCGTCCTCACAGAGCGGTGATAACTGGCGAATGTTTGACAACATGAGAGGCATGGATGTCAATACAACAGGCTCCGGTGATGCTATATTGAGTGCTAATACCTCGTCAGCAGAGGCCTACACAATTCGTCTCTCTCCGACTGCCACTGGGTTTCAAATTACCGACACTGCTGGTGATGTGAATACATCTGGAGCAACCTACATCTACATAGCCATACGCCGTGGCCCGATGAAAGTGCCAACGAGTGGGACGGAGGTGTTTAGTCCTAATATATCGTCTACTTATGACGCTGTTAATACTACAGGCTTTGTTGTTGATGCTCAGATATGGGCGGATAGAGCAGGTCTAGCTAGAAACAGCTTGGTTGTTGATAGGCTAAGGGGTGTTGGTACTGGCGGCTCAACAAACGATGGTGTTTTTTTATCAACAGCTCTTACGGATGCAGAGCTTGGGACAGGCAGCAACACTTCTCGTAGCTGGAATAATACTGGGTTTAGAACTCCGGGATATGCAGGCAGTGTTCCAGAGGTCTTTTGGTCTTTTGGCCGCGCCCCCGGCTTCTTTGATGAGGTGTGCTATACGGGGAATGATACTGCAAGAACATTAGCACATAACCTTGCGGCAGTACCTGAGTTAATGATTGTTAAGAGCAGAAGCGGAACTGGAAACTGGTCAGTCTATGTTGCAGCTACGACCGGTACAAATGTAATGTATTTAAACACCACAAACGCTTCTTTTGGAGCAAGCGGTTATTGGAACAACACAGCACCAACAGCCTCTGTTTTTACAATAGGCAACACCGGCGATGTCAACAACAGTGGAACAACTTTTGTAGCCTACCTCTTCGCCACACTAGCAGGCGTATCCAAAGTCGGCAGCTACACAGGCACTGGCACAACGCAGGTCATCAATTGCGGCTTCACTGCTGGGGCGCGGTTCGTAATGATTAAGCGCACCGACTCTACAGGGGGCTGGTACGTGTGGGACAGCACAAGGGGTATCATAGCGGGTAATGATCCGTACCTTCTCTTGAACTCAACAGCGGCTGAAGTAACAAACACAGACTATGTAGACACTGCGTCAACAGGCTTTGAGATCAGCAGCACAGCACCAGCAGCAATCAACGCCAACGGCGGTTCGTTCATCTTTTTTGCGGTAGCGTAGGGGATAAATCATGCAAATACGACTTAGAGAAACAGGCGCAGTAATGTATGAGTTAGAGCTGCGATCATATCTTAGAGAGAACAACGGTCCATCCTTTAACGCACTGACTACAGAGGTTATGGAGGCTATCGGTGCTGACCCAGTCTTTGAAGGCGCACAAGCCACAGGCGGTACGGTGTATCAGTACAGCCAGCGTGACGGCGTTGAGCAAGTAGAAGGCAAGTGGTACACCAAGTACATACTAGGCCCAGTGTTTACAGACGGCGAGACAACAGCAGCAGAGCAGGAAACAGCCTACAAAGCTTTGAAAGACGCAGAGCAGGCTAAGTCTGTACGCAGTTTGCGTAGTGATAAGCTCAAGGACAGCGACTGGACACAGGTTGCTGACGCGCCAGTAGACAAAGCAGCGTGGGCAACGTATCGCCAAGAGTTAAGAGACATCAGCGCACAAGCAGGCTTTCCTTGGACTGTAGTCTGGCCTACACAGCCAGAGTGAGGTAGATCATGCCTGAATCAAGCCTGATTGACATGCTTATCGCAGGAGCCGGTGCTGTAGTCGCCTGGTTCGTCAAGTCTACTCGCGAGGACAATAAGGAACAGGATCGCAAGATCGAGACTCTACAGCGGGAACAGGCTGGGCTGCTTAGTCGCGAGGAGTTCCGTCAAGACATGCACTTGCTGCGTCAAGAGATGAATGCAAACTTTGACAAAGTGTTCAGCAAGCTCGACAAGAAGGCAGATAAGTAATGCTTGACCCAGTCTCAGCCCTTGCCATAGCTACGTCTGCGTACAACGCCCTGAAGCGTGGAATTGAGCTGGGTCGTGAACTAAGTGACATGGGAAACCAGTTGGGTGCGTGGGCAGGAGCCGTAGCTGACGTAAAGTCTGCCGAGGAAGAGGCCAAAGACCCACCGTTATTCAAAAAACTGATCTCCAGCGGCAGTGTTGAGCAGGAAGCCATGCAAGCACTGGTGGCAAGAAAAAAAATTGAGCAGCAAGAGCGCGAACTACGAGAACTGATTGTCTATAAGTGGGGAACGGACGCTTACGTTGAGATGATGCGGGATCGCGCAAGAATTAAGGATACGCGGGAAAGAGCTATTCAGAACCAGCGGCGCAAGATGCGTAAGCTCATCCAGAACACCCTGACCATTGGTGCGATACTCGCGCTGGTCGGCATCATAGTTGCTTTCATTATCGGCATAATTTCAAACATAGGGTAAAAAATCATGATGACATTGGTATCAACATTGCTCGGTTTTGCTTCTGGCGGCTTGCCTCGCGTTTTGGAATATGTGCAGGATCGCGGAGATAAAAAGCACGAACTGGCTCTCATGGCTGCACAGCGCGAACGAGAACTGGCACTGGCGAAAGAAGGCTTCATTGCACAGGCTGCGGTAGAAGAAATAAAGACCGAGCAGATTGCAATGCAAACACAGGCGCAGGAAAAACTCGCGATGTGGAAGCACGACATGAAGATCGGGGAAGGCGCGTCAACGTGGGTAATTAACCTGAGAGCGTCAGTCAGGCCAGTTGTGACCTACCTCTTCGTAGGCATGTTGATCACTGTTAACTGTGTTGGGATATGGTACGCATACTCAACTGGTGTGCCATTTAATGAGGCAATCGAGCTAATCTGGTCAGAGAGTGAAACCAGTATCCTGGCTACAATTATCGCATTCTGGTTTGGTTCGCAAGCCTTCTCAACCAAGCGTTAACCATGACTATTTCAGAAGCTGGCATCCAGTTAATCAAGAGCTTTGAGGGCTGCCACAACAGCCCTTATAAGTGCCCAGCGTCACTTTGGACGATTGGTTTTGGAAGAGTACTTTACCCAGATCAGGCGCGGCTCAAAACCGACGAGAGAGCCAACTACCCACTACGCAGCGAACATAACAGGCTTTGGAATGCTGACGAAATTGATTCGTTACTTGAGGCAGATTTACTACGGTTTTCGGCTGGCGTATTACGATTATGTCCTTCTAGCAATGATAATTCTTGCCATCATGATGCAATGGTCAGCTTTGCTTTCAATGTGGGACTAGGCAACCTTCAGTCATCAACGCTGCGGATGAAGTACAATCGCGGCGACTACGATGGCGCAGCAGATGAATTCCTTAAATGGACTAAAGCTGGCGGCAAAGTACTTAATGGCTTGGTCAGACGCAGAGAAGCAGAACGAGCCTTATTCCTGTCCGGCGGCTAACCTGTCCAGTATCTCCTGAACCTGCTGCTGGGCTTTATAGGCTCGCTCCTGCAACGATAGCTCTTGGTCGCTACATAGTACTGCTATTGAGCCACAATCGTCTGGAGCGCAGCACAGGACGCTTCCTGATGGGTAATAAACAAACTTCATTGCTTTGGCCTCGGACGCTTTTTGTGAAACATGATATTGTCCTCATTATAGAACCCAGCAGGCCAGTTGTTCGTGCCATCTACCGGCTTTGACTCCCCAGGCTTTCTGACATCAATCTTGCCACCACCTGATAGATACAGCTTAATGTCGTTCTCAAGAATCTCACGGGCTAATTTATTCTCTTTCTGATATCGCATCATTAGCTCTATGCTCCTCGTAAAGTTCCATTGCCTCGGCATGAGTTAGAGGCTTTGGGCAGTTTTCTTTTGGCATGACAACGTAGTGCATCTTTATCTGTTCATAACCCAAAGGGCAGAACAG